GCTTTCTTCTTAATATCTTCAGCGCTATTACGCAAAGCGTTGAGACTTGTCGCATCATTTGCAAAAGCATCATCAAAATTCTTCAAAAGCATCTTTGCTGTTTGGCTTCGAGCCGACTGAAGAATCTTGATATCGTCCAATAATCCATCCTTAATGGACTTCATCTCGATTCTCTTATTAACAAGATCGAGCCGCTTCTGGAACGCATCACGACTGACTTGCCAGGTTGAGAATTTACTTTTTCTATTTTCTACGAGCTGAATCTCCGTCTCCAATTTCCTGCGCAGGAAATTTAAGCTATCATCAGTTGTAAAATCCCAAGTCCAACGAGCGAAGGTTTTCTCAATTGCTGCATTGACGGCCTTTGCTTCTGCAAAAGAATACTTCTTTGCAATTTCAATTGGTTCATCAAGCTCCTTTAGTGACATTATTTCGCCCTTCAGAGATTTGAGGATATTCTTCTGCTTAACAATTTCGTTAAGCTTGTCTTTCTGAATGGCATTCAAAATTGAATCTGTATCTATATCCTTAATCTTCTCCAATTCTTTCATAAGAGCTTCCGCCTCACTAACGATTGCTCTTTTTTCAATATTTAAGGACGATACTTGGGCTCTCACGCCGGTCCAGTCGCTTGTCTTTAAGGACTTTTTCAAGATACTCGTATCGAATCCTTCGACTCCATTAAACTCGGCAAGAATACTGTTGCCCAGCTTATACGTATCCTGGCGCTCCTTTAATTTCTTCTTGATTGCTTCGATCTGTTCCGGAGTGCGTGCCGCATGGCGCTCTGATGCCTTCTGCAGAGCGGACTTCTTGTAGATAACATCCCAGTTATCCTTCATGAAATAGGGGAGATGTCCGTTCTTCTGTGCCTGGTCTATTCGCCCCTGGTTCTCCTTCACCCATTTCTTGAAGTTATCTGGCAGCTCAGTGACCATATCCTTTGGTGCCGGCGGCTGCTCACCGGCAAGCATTGCCTTGGATGAAGCTACCATGTCCTCATACGAGGCGGTGACAGGTTCCGCATAGCAGAAACATTGAGGATGCCAGCCCTTGAATACGAAATTCTTGGGATATATGCCCTGAAGAACGTCGCAGATGTCGGCTGTAGGATGATTGTGCGAGAGCTTTACGTGAACTCCTGTAACAAAGTCCATTTCCTCCCAGCGCATTGCGTCTGCGGTGCGATAGGCAATATTCGTTTCAGTCCTGGCAACACGCATAGCGTTCTTTGCCGAGCTCCTATACATTCCACGCCCGGGATGATACGCAGCCGCTGCCTTGGACAGCTTCCATTTGATAGATCCATCCTCCTGCGTCTCCTTGATTCTCCGGAAAAGCTTATCGGGGTCCTTCAAATACTTCCTTACTCTACGGCTGATGTCGGCAGCGCTCTCTCCTTCACCGATGGAGACAGTCATTGCAAGCTCCATTTCTTCCCTGAGTTGCTTCGTCTGCTTCCAGATGCGCTTGCTGAGCGTCATTCCATCATCCCTCGTGCGTTTGAAGAAAGCTTCAAGAGCGTCGGTATTGCGGGATGTCCATGCAGCGAAGTTCGGATCATTCAAGACCTGCTTTCCAAAGTGAGTAGCAAGGAACTGATCTGCGGCCTTGTTCCCTTCAGCCCATTCAAGCTGAATTCCGTGCTTGACAGCAGCATAAGTGTCGGAATGGAGACGCCTGAGAATATCCGAAGCGGCCTTGGCCATCTCCGGATTATCCTCGTAGCTGAACATCTCTCCTTTCTTCGCGGCAGTATTGACCTTTTTCGTGACGTCAAGCAAATCGTTCACGGCCTGTGAATAGAGTTTGCCAACCTTGCTGGCGTACTTATTGGTACGCCATACAAGTTTCTTCTGTGCTTCTTTGTGTGGATTCTTGGCCATTCCCGGGCTGAATTACGTGTGTTTATCAGTTGGCTGATCCGATTACCTCCTCGTCATCCTCGGGGCCGCCAAACAGGTCGTTCTGGAGTTTCTGACGCTCTGCCGACTCCGCCTTGATCTTATCGAGCTCCGTCTTTGCATCCTTTACGAGAGGATTGAGCGCAACGGCTGTCTCGTTGGAGAGGAATCCTCCCGTAAGCGCTTTGTCGATATTAGTGATTGCGTCAGCTATATCGTCGGCAAACGGCTGCTGGAACTCATGATCAACAACAAGCTTGTCGCATTCACCCTTCAAGGACACATCAAGCACATTCCCGATGATGGCGGTGATGAGGGATGCCGTGCGGTCAAGCAGCTCGTCGTGAGTCTCTTTGCGCTTGGATGCCTTGATATCGGCAAGAAGCATGACCGTGGAGAGTGCCTTGGCAGAGAGCTGGCTGACTGACTTGAGCGTCTCGAGAGAAATTTTCGGAGTAAAAGTCATGGTGAGAAGCTTGTCCTCCAGCCATTCCATCTCGTCTTTCTTGCTCTGAGGAGCATTATCCCAAGTGAGATACTTGGCCGCCTTATCAACACCGTCGATACCCTTGGCGAGAAGCAGCTTGTTGGCATCCTTCTTCTCGGGCATGTTCTTGACTACATCGACGTTCATGATGGCCATAGGGTCAGCGAAGTAGTCGTTGGTGTCAGCGGTGCGTGACGCCATGCTCTCAACGCGGTGCCCTATGCGCTCTGAACCGGCCCATTCCTTCTCCTGCTGGAACAGGATGATAGGAATCTTGCCTACCAGGTTCTGCTCCTCAGTCACCTCCCATCCGAGAGACATACGGCGGCAGTGATAGATCATCTCCTTGGTGTACAGGTCAAAGTGCTCAACGGTCTGATTGTTGGCCTCCTTGATGTAATGCGACCAACCTACACTGATGATATTCTCATACTCATCCCAGCGCACATAGATATCATCTCCCTTTGACTTGGCAAGAACTCGGATCTGCACATCGGGGACATTGTTCTCATCTTTGTACACGCGCCAGAGCAGAGCGCTCTCCGTTTCGGCTCCTGCAAGGCGTTTCGCCTGACGAATCTTCGAATTGAAGCGAGTGCGTTTGATGACATCCTGGAAAGCGGCGAAAGCGTTGTCGGTGCCATCGGAGCTCTGGGACCATTTGACAGGTCTGCCATAAAGGAACACAAGAGCAATCTCGTTGATGTACACGGGGAAGGGGATAGCTATCTTCCAGACTGGCTCTCTCCGGATGAAATTTCCCTTCGCATCCGTGATGATCTTATCCTCACGGAAGTTTACCGCATGACTGAAAGTGTTGTAGTCTTTCAGCGCATCAGTAATCAGATCCTGACGAGTTGTCATCTGCTCCTTGATGGCAGAGATGTCTTTGGAAGCAAGCAGCTCGTCGAACTCCTGCTTTCTTCCGGCAACGGAATTGATCGAATTCCTGAGAATGTCAAAAAAGCCCATATCAGTAGAATTTTAAGTGTTACAATGTTACAGTGTCACAATCCAAAGCTTGACTTGGTGAGCGAGCTCCAGTCTATGCCGGAGTCATCGTCTCTCATCAGATCATTGATGGCGTATCCCAGAATGTCCACGAACTCATCGTGCGCGGCATTCGGGAAGCCTGTTATTTCTCCAAGGAAAGGCTCGTTCCAGCTTCCCTCGACAATATACACACGACCGCACTCGATGCGTGGCGATACGGCCTTCAAACGGACCATCTTATCGTCGGTTGGCGAAGGTGTTCTTGCTACATTCAGTGTGGATATCTCCTCCAGCATCTGCACCACACTCTCTCCGTTGGCTTTCGGCTCGACGCGAAGGATGCTTTCCTCGTTAGCTTCGTGCGCGGACATATATTCCGGTATGAATCTAAGAAGGTCAGGCATCTCCTTCCACACCTGCTGCGCATCGTACAGGTAGATGTTATTTCCAATCCTGCAGGCGGCGAGGATTCCGGAAGGGTCATTGTCGGTCTTTTTCTTCTTGCCGTAGGCAGTATCCAAGTAGAAATACATCGTCTCGTTGAATCGTAATGCTTTGAATTCCGCATAGCTGATACGCCTGAACCAATCCTCCTTGATGACGTTACCGCCATTGACAACCGGACTCTGCTCATACTGCCCCGCGTACTGCACGCTGCCAAGGTCAATCTTCGCATCCTGGAGCACCACTCTTGACAGACGGATTGGATCCAACAGTCCGTCGATATACTTCTCCTTGACTTCTTCCGGCTTCACATTCGGACCGAGCTCTGCCGGCAAGCATATATGGCGAATGTTGTCACCCTTGTTCTTGAGCTGGAATCCCGTCACGTCATCCACATGGAGACGCTGCATGACGGTGATTGTCGGTGTAACGGACTTGTCAACCTTACGTGATGACAGAGTCTTTGTGTGCTCGTTTGCGCTGAGTCTCAATGGCTCGGAATCAGCCTGCTTGGGATTCACGGGGTCATCGTTGATGATGACGTGTGCGTGGAAGCCGGTGATGGTGGCGCCAGTGGAGCTTGCGTAGCGGAAACCTCCCTGAGTATTCGCATAATGCTGCTTTCCCGATTTATCGCGACGTATGATGATGTCCGGAAAGAGCTTCCGGAACTTGTCGCTCATGATGATGTCCTTGCTCTTGGTTGCATGCTCTATTGACAGCGTACCAGAGTAGGAGTTCGTGATGACCTGCAATGTCGGGTCGTTG